GTTATTTCTTTGTATTTTTCGTAAAACCTTTTAATTTCTTCCGAACTTGTAATGTCTAACTTATAAACCTCTACATTATCAGAAACTAGTTCTGATACTTTAGAAAGATCTCTTGAGACTGCAATAACCTTATAACCATTTTCAGATAAAAGTTTTACAGTTGCATAACCTACACCCTTACTTGCTCCAGTTACAATTGCTGTTTTCAATATTAGTGAATCCAGTGTTGAGGAACCATAATCTTTTCGCCACTCTTAACTAAGTGAGCAGTGTGATGATATGGTGGAGATGGTGGGAAGACAATAACGCTTCCTGCTTTAGGCTTGACATAGAAATCGTATGCACTACCACCGACAGCATCTTCAAAATCTGGTTCTGGGCTAGGTTGAGTTAAAACTCCCTCTGGAGATGCGATTGTAAATGAAATTTCTCCACCCTCATAGTCGTCATTAAGATACATAACAAAAGAAACCTTAAGCCTTTCGTCACCCTCTTGTTGATCAAAGTGTGCACCCATAAATGTTCCTGGTTGGTACTTTTTAATTGGATACTGAGGAAATAGTTTTGGTTCTTCTGTAATGCCTTGTGCCTTAGCGTAATCTCTTGCTACTACATCAAACGCATTTTTTAAAGTATCATAAATATACTTATTTTTTTCATCAGAGTCTGATGCTAATGCAATTGTCTTATCTGTTCCATAAACATAGTGTTGACCGCTGCATGCCATCCACTCGCCCCAGGGATCCTTGTTATCGTTTTCAATTGCGTCAACAAGTTTCTTTGGGTCTTCGATTACATTTGTGTAATAGTAAACCTTTTCTTCTAATATTTCTCTTTCCATGTTATATCTCCTTAGTACTTATTTTGATCATAAAATCCTGTTACTTTCATAAATCCTACTGTAACATATCTTATGGGACCTTCACCTACATGCCTTACGCCATGCTCATATTCTTCGTTGCCTGGGAAAATAAGCAATGTTCCTGGCTTTGGCCTTAAGTCTGAATTTTCTTTATTTTTAAAGAATAAAGTTCCATCCTTATAGTCGTCATTAATATATAGTATAGCAGCATATTTAATTGATGGGTCTGTATGCTGATCTGTATGGGACTTTAATTCAACCCCAGGTTGCATCCTTTGAAGAGTTCCGAACCCAGCAAGTTCTAAAGATGGGTCTGCCAATTCTAGAAGTTTCCCCAACCTGCCTTGAAGGGTTATGCTTATTTGCTCAGTTGTAATGTTTAAATTTTTGTCTTCCCAGCCCTGAGTAATTTCAAACTTTCCTTCTGCAACAAGATTATCTACATCATCTCTCCCAAACTTTTCCATGCAAAATCTAGCAAGATTCTTTGTATACTCTATTGACCAATCTTCATTTGGAGTAGTTTCAATTATTTTTAAAAGAATATCAAGTTCTTCTGGTTTCAGAAAATCTTTTATAAACAAAACATGTTCATGAAAAACCTCAACATCATAACCAGCATTTTCAAATTCTTTTTTTAAAAATACTTCCATTTATAGTTCCTCAACTTTATACTTATTTCCGTCAGCATCAAGTTTCCATCCTTGTTTTAGCAACTCTTGCCATTCCGCTCTTTCAATTTCTTGCTTGGCTCTAGTTTCCTTCATTTCTTCTGCCCAAGCATCTCTTAGTTCTTGTGGGTATGCATCTTCTTCTCTATCATCCCAGAAAGATCCAATAGTGTATCTTACTCCTTTTGTTATAAGGGTTACTTCGTGCATATTATTAAATCCCCCGTCAAATGCAGCAAGCATTCCAACTTTAGGCTCAATTGTTATATCTTGATCTGGGAATTGCAAAAGACCACCCTCAAAATCATCATTTAAATATAAGAATGCAGCATACCTGCTTCTAGTAAATGCTCCAGAATGTCCGTGCTCATCAGTATTGTCAGAGTGCTTTCTTGCATATGCCCCTGGCTCCCACTTTTGAGTGTGGTATCCAATTTGACAAATTATTTTAGGATCAAGGTCATGAACACTTGCAACTGCCTCAATAATACCATTTTTAATTTGTGAAAATATGTCACTTGGTAATCCTTCATTTTCTACATGCTCATCGTTATCTTGGGGAAGTACTGAAGAATAAGACTCATAGAAGGATATAGGCATCCATGTAATCAGCCCAAGTTCTGCATGCTTATCCAAAACCTTTACAAGTTTTGCAGAAGTTTCTGCATCGATAAAGTTTTCATAAACAACAATATCTTTAGTTATTCTACTTTTGTTTTCTAGGTTCATTTTATCCTTCTTTCTTTTTCGGTACTAAATTTGTTAGGGTTGTCTTCTCTAAATTTTTGCATGATCTCATGCTGCATATCATACCACTTTTCTTTACCAAATTTTTCTTCATTTTCAAACCATTCTGGATCACCCACAGAATACTTTGTCCAGTACATTCTTGATAAATATTTTGCGTTATTCCTTGCTGGCATAACACCATGGAGGTATATGTAATTTTCGGACATTAAAAAGTCTGGGTGTCCAGATGGGAAAACTATCAGATCTCCAGCCTCTGGTTTATACATATACGCCTCGCCATTTACAACAAAATCAATTTCTCCATCTTCATAATCATCATTAAAATATGTTAAGGCTGTAATTGCAAACTTATGTCCTGGGCTCACTATTGGCTCCCTAATGTAATCTGTATGATATGTCATTGCTACTGGATCAGTAATATCTGTTCGATATCTTGCTATTGATGGCCCAGAGAAAACCCATTCTTTTATTGGATTACCGCTTTTGTCCTTAACATTTGGAACAATTCTATTTTCATCAAAATCAACATTATTTTTCTTAATATAATCTTTTGTTGCTATATAAAAATTATTTAATATCTCTAAAAGAATATCCTTGTGCTGTTTTTCTTTTTCTGTTTTTGCTTCTAGTGCATTGACATCTCTGAGTTGTAGAATATAGTTATACCCTTTAAATGTTGGAGAAATGTATTGTCCAAAATCTGACCATTTAGACCATGCATTAAAAAATCCCTCTGTTCCATCTGACTCTTTTAAAGACTGATATATAAAATTAATATCCTTATAAAGATTTTTATACACAAATATTTTTGGATATATCTCAATTACATTAAGGTCTTCTGAGTCTGTAATCATTATGGCTTTCTGTCTCCTGTATGCTCTGTAATCTCCCAGAAAAATGGACAAGTATACCTTATTCCGCTTTTAATTTCTGTTACTCCATGAATATAGTTTTTATCCCCTGGGAAAAAATAGGCTGCACCCTTCTTTGGTTTAAACTGAACGCCTTGTAGTGGGAAATACAACTCGCCACCCTCGTAGTCTTCATTTAAGTAAAACAAACTAGAAAGATCATAGTTTGGAAAATCATTTGGAAGTCCTGCATCTGGTCCTTCATGTAACTCTTTATCTGCGTGAGGTTTTTGAAACTGTCCTGGAAGCCATCTAACTATTGTTGTTCCTGTTGGAATAACTTTAACTTTATAAAAATCTTCTACAATTGGTTGTAGTCTTTGAAATAGTCCAGCAATAACTGGAGCAATGGCTGGATTATTTTTATCTAGTGTTGGGCTAGTAGCAACTCTATCTTTCCAATAAGATGCCTCATAAACAACTGTGCCATTTTCGTTTACATGACTTTCTGTAACATCCCAAATTGTTAATGACTTTGCAGCCTTTTCTAAAAATTCCATCTCTTCTTCTGTCATAAAGTTCTCTAACTCTACAATCATATCTTTACTATCGCCAAACCATCCAGAAGGAGTTATTGATGGTTTTCTTTGTACTACTTTATATTCGTCCATATTCATATTGTATCACCGTTCGTATTATCTTTGACATAAAGTTTTAGGGTTTTTACTTCATGAGACCCCAAACTTTCACCTTTTTCATTTACCGCATCTCTATACCAATCAGTCCAATTCCCTCCAGAATTTATAACCTGTGCTGCTTCGCCATATGCAATATTGGCATTAGTTCTTGATCTATCTTCGTCTTTGTAATTAAAAACCTCTATTGTGGTATTATTTAAATTAGTTAAAGATATTGGAATTATCGTGGCAATTGGCGTTCCAGACTTTATTGTTATTTCTTTATTTGCTGCTTTTGCCTTAATTGCTAGTGGAAGCGGGTTGTCATAAAAAGAAGAACTAATCAGGTTAGACATTGTTTCAAAATCTTCACTGAAATAATTTACTGGATTAATTGTAAGAATACTTACATCTTTGTCTGTTCTAAAAACTAAACCAGTATTAAAACTTATAGAAGACTGCCCTCTTCCAGTGTATGACCCTTCTGGAGCAGAAACAATGGTTATATGGTCCTGAGTTTGATCATTTATTCCGTCCCAAACAAAAGATATATCTTGAGAACATGAAATGCTCCATCCAACAACATTTGCTTGTGTTACTGGGAAACATCTGTAGGCATGATTTTCTGATGTAGCATCCATCCAGTTTCTTTTAATTGACATTGGAGAAATATTAAATGGATTACCATTCATTTTTTCTACCGAAATATTAATCATTATTCATTTTCCCACTTTGGATCGTACATATCTGGAGTATGATACTTTTTGCTGTAGTCTAGCATTGTTACAATCGAATACTTGGTTCCAGAATGCACTGGCATTGCTTGATGAGGATACATAAAGTTTGATGGAAATATATAAAGATCTCCAGCCTTTGGCTTAATGTTTAAACCTTGTAATCTAAAAAATAATTCTCCTCCATCATAATCATCATTGACATAAGCAACTAGAGAAAGCGTACAGTTGTATGAAAATCCATGATCATGGTGCTCCATAAAGTGTTGTCCTGGACCATATTTAATAAAGTTAAATGCTTCCCAATATTTTAATGGCATTATGTTGTATATTTTTCTGTAGTCTTCAACTGCTGCTGCCTGTGCATCATAAACATCTTGCCATAATTCTTGAAGTTTTATGGAGTCTTCGCTTTTATCATTTTCAATATCTGTTTTCTTATATTTAAAGTCTACACAGTCTCTGTAGTCAGGCATTAACTGTTGGTATCCAACATATGCTGGCATCCAATGATATCTTTTACCTTCTGGAGATAATTCTCCATAACCAGCAACGGAGCCCAATGTATTTTCAAGTCTATTAATAACATCAAACTCTTTTTTGATTACATCTCGATAACAGAATATTCCATTTCCAAGATCTTCTTTATGCGACCATGTCTGCATTTTATCTCCTATTTATATTCTCTTCTTGTCCAAACTTTTTTAATATATACCCCGCCGTCTGGCTGTCTATAAAAGTTTGCATTCTCTACAATTTTACCATATATATCTGATTGCCCCAATATCTCAATTTCATGTTCCCAGTTTTCTCGTTTAAATGGGAGTATCTGAAGATATGGAGTTCCTGCTGGTAGTGTTCCTTCCCAGCCATCTGCAATAAAAAATGGAAAACTCCCAAGCAAATGAACCTTATCTGAATCAACTATACCAGTTGTATTTATAAATGGTAGATCAAACCTATTCATTGGAGTCATAAAAAGTGCACTATACCCTTCTGGCAATTCTAAGCCCCACGGAGAACTCCAAGCAAAATGATGTTGGTAAAATCCTTTTGGGTGTTCAAACTGTGGCATTGGTGGTCTTTGAGTACAAAAGTCTTTATACCTTATGTCATCAATTTTAACATTTATTATTCCCTGTTCATTTTTATAAAAAGTTAAATCACAAGGAGTTTTAAAAAGATATCCAGTTGAAAATGCGTCCATGATCGCTGGACATGCTTTCCATGTAGGGATTTTTCCATAGTCGTCAGTCGTTCCCTCTTTTGGAAATGGACAAACTGTTTTAGGTGCTTTATAATATTCGCCATTAGGCATTTTAGCAAATCTATCTGCATCTTTGTACCAGTCTGGAATTTCTTTTTGGGTTGGAACTGGAACTGAAATATTTTCTTTATCTAACCAAGGCCTAAAAGATCTAAATATAGCAACTAAAGACACTACTTGTGTCCTAGTTCATTTATGTCTGTCATTACGACAACACAATATTTGGTTCCTTTTTTCATTGGTAAGGATGCATGCTCATAAATATAATTAGATGGACAAAGAATAATATCTCCTACTTTTGGAGTGTGAGTATAGTTATCCATTCTTGGAAATTTAATTTCTCCACCCTCATAGTCTTCATTTATATAAACAACAGCAGAAACTGTGCAGTTATACATTGGACCATGATCTGCATGAATATTGAAATGTGTACCTTCTCCTTCATATTTAACAAAGTTAAATGCTTCATAATAGACCACATTTATTCCCCAATATCTAGCGTAATCATCAACACAAAATTTTAACTTTTGATAAATTTCTTCGTGAAGATCAAGAAGTTCTGCATTATGCTCATCTCTTGGTCCTAGATTTTCTTGCTTAAATCTAAAATCTACAGCATCTCTAGCCTTTTTAATTGGAACATCAGAGTTTGTTACTTTTGCTTCTGACCACTTATACTTTCCGTTACCGCCTAAATTTGACTCAAGAATTTTTATATATCTTTCAGAGTCTTCTTTTGAAAATGTATTCCTATACAGGTTTATTCCAAGTGCTGGATTTTCAACTAAAATGTTGTTACCTATAGTTTTTGAAGGATATCTGTTTGTTGCTGTTTCTGATCTATCCTTAGTGAACCAAGGTGTTTCATTTTCATCATAAATTGTCATATAGTTCCTTTGTTTTGTATACAACTATATTATATCATAGAACAATTATAAAAATTGTTAGGCTGCTGACATTTCTCTGGTTGTTTTATTATATACAACCTTTGTTCCATTAATAGCAAAAACACATTTTACTAGTATAACTTCTCCAGCAAATGCAGCATCATATAGCGCTGCCTTATCACTACCAGTTTCTGCACTTATCCTATGAATTATTTTATTATCACATAAAAAAGCATACTGTCTATACGCATCTTTTTCTTCTTGTGATAGTGCAAAAAATTCTTGGCCTGCAGTCCCATCAAAAGATGTGCCATTCCAAGTAGCACCCTTGGTTGCTGTTTCTTTGTGACTATTAATATCCATACCAGTTATAGGAAGATTTTTCTCCCACTCTAAGTCAAGAGCAAGTCTTATCTCTTCAGTGGTTCTAAGTGCTGCGATTACATCATATGTATCGCCAGTATCTTTTACTAATATTGCATACATTATATAAATCTCCTTTTATTAAAGTATATCATGTTTATTAACATCCACAACTTCCGCAACATGATGGGCATGCTTGCCAGCAGTAATTTCTAGTACATCCTGAACAATTGCCTCCACCGCTAGTAAATGTTGGTGGGAAGAACGGTGGGAAGAATGGGAAGAATGGGAAGAACGGTGGGAAGAATGGGAAGAATGGGAAGAATGGGAAGAACGGTGGGAAGAATGGGAAGAATGGGAAGAACGGTGGGAAGAATGG